GAAGATCAGGAACTAATCGGCCAGGCACTCGCGCTGCTGAAGGACAAACCCCTGCGGAACTTCCGCATTGAGGTGGCAGCGGATTCGCTGGTGCAGTTGGACGAGCAAAAAATGAAACAAGAACGCGGCGAATTCTTGCAAGCGTTTGGTTCATTCTTGCGCGAAGCCTTGCCGCTTGGTCAACAAGCGCCGGAAATGATCCCGATGATAGGCGAGCTGTTGAAATTTGGCGTTACCGCGTTTAAAGGTGCAAGGCAGATTGAGGGTGCGATTGACCAAAGCATTAACAGACTGGTCAATAAGCCTGCTGCACAGCCGCAACCTGACCCCGAAATGCTCAAAATGCAAGCCGATCAGCAGATGGCGCAAGCGAAGATGCAAGCCAACGCGCAGCTAGAGCAAGCCAAGATGCAAGCCACGATGCAGATTGAGCAGGCTAAATTGCAGCTTGAGCAAGCCAAAACGCAGCGCGAGGTCGAAATCGAGCAGATGCGGGCACAAATGGATGCTCAGAAAATGGAGTTTGAACGCCAAAAGGTCGAAATGGAGGAGCAATACAACCGCTGGAAAACCGAACTGGATGCAGCGACAAAAGTTACCGTGGCGCGGATTGGGGCGAATCCTGGCGTGGATATCCCGCTGGTCGAGGCTGCAACTGCTTCTGCTGAACGCATGACCGCTGAGTTAGGCAATGGCGTGCAGATGGCGCTGCAAAACGTTGAGCGGCTACAGCAGGACATGGCGATGCTGCACGATCAGACTGCGGGCAAGATCGACAACCTGATGACGGTTATGGCTGCACCGAAACGCATTATCCGTGGGCCGGACGGTAAAGCTGTCGGGGTTGAAATCGTCACATGAATGGGGGATGGGACACCGGCACATGGGATGACGCAACATGGGATTACGTCCCTGTCATTGTCGATATTGATACCCACGACGGCGACAAGCTGAAAGATCGCTTTGCAAGGGAAAAAGCGGTACGGGAGCAGCGTCGCAAGGAAGTTCTCGCCCTATATGAAAGAATTGTTGAGGGCAAAGAGGACATTCCCGAAGTTGTTGAGCCGCTGAATTACATCACCAAGCAAGAGATTTTGACAAGTAACCTTGATTTTGATAAGTTGATTGCCGATCTTAAGAATGCTGAACAAATATGGCAGCGGCACGTTGAAATCGACGACGAGGAAATTCTGTTACTTCTATGAGAAAACGCTGGATTTATGTTGACGGTGAGGCGATAGAAGTTGGCGAGTACCAACCGACTCCTTTGCACCATGTAATGCCCGACATTCAGCCTTATCAGTCCATGATTGACGGATCGATGATTACCAGCCGCAGTCGCCACAGGGAACACCTGCAAGCGCATGGCTGCATTGAAGTCGGCAACGAAAAGATGGAAACGAAAGTTGCTCCGGTCAAGGATAACCGCAGAGAAGTATTGCGGGCGCAACTAGCAAACATGACTCACGCAGATGCAAACAAGATGTTGAACAAACTGCGCGATGACGCACGATTTACCCGCAACCCCCACAGGGAGAGATAAATGAGCGATCTAAACGCAATTGCACCAGTTGAAGATACCCGCAGAGAAAAGCTGCTGGAACAGTTTGAGCAAGTCGAAAGCGCCCCCGAAACTGTTCGAGAGGATGTGCCCCGCGACGAGCAAGGTAAGTTTACGGCAAAAGAACCCGAGCAGACAATGGTGCAGCAGGCGCAAGAGCCTGTTGAAGAACCGGTGTGGAAGCGTCCACCGGCTTCGTGGAAGAAGGATTATCACGACGTTTGGCAAACCGCTGATGACAGGATGAAGGAATACGCCTGGCAGCGCGAAGAACAGATGAAAGCAGGGGTACAGCCCCTGATGGAAAAAGCCCGCATTGCAGACCAGTTTAACGAGGTCTTGACCCCTTACATGGAGACAATCCGTGGTTTGGGGATGGATGCACCGAAGGCTGTCAAAGCCTTGATGGAAGCCGATCACGCATTACGGTATAGCGATCCGCAGCAAAAGCAACAACTTTTTATGCGACTCGCGCAGCAGTACGGTGTGAATTTGGGTGATATGAGCCAACTGCAACAACAGATGGTTGATCCCAATATCTCAGCACTTCAGCAGGAACTGAATCGAGTTCGTGGTGAGGTGATGAGTTGGAAAGAGCAACAAGAGCAAGTGCAGAACCAGTCTTTGCTAAGCGAGATTGACAGTTTCGCTATGCGGGCTGAGCATTTTGAAGAAGCGCGTCCGACAATGATTAGTTTGCTGCAAAGCGGTGTAGCAACGACATTGGAAGATGCGTACGAAAAAGCATTACGCCTAGACGACAACCTTTATCAGCAAGTTCAACAGAGCCGACAAGCCCAAGTTGAGACTCAGCAAAAGGTCGTAGCGAATCAAGCTGCGAAGAAGGCTAGAGCGGCAGCGGTTAGTGTCAGAAGTGCCGCACCCGGCGCGACAACGGCTACCAAAGCGCAAGATCGCCGATCCCTGCTTGCCGAACAATTCGACAGCATGGCAGATCGACTCTAAAAACCTGATAGGAGAAAATCATGGCATTTGCCAATAGTTCTATCAGCGACATTATCGCTACTAACATCCAAAGCCGTAGCGGTGAGCTTGCTGATAACGTTTAACATATAGACGTTATAAAACTCCGTGAATTCGGTGAAAAGCTGAGATGCCAACACCGAGCCAAGCCGCAAAGGATAACCAAGGGTTGCGGAAGGTGTAACGACTAGGATGCGACGGAAGTCAAGTCCCACGAGCGCGGAGCGTAAGTATTAACCAAAGAGGGGAATCCCAAATGGTAACGATCTACGGATTAGAAGATGCAAGTACCGGCGCGGCTTATGTAGGCTGCACATCAGGCAAGATAGGTAAGCGGATGCGCGAGCATCGCAGCCTGTTGAAATCCGGGAAACACACTTCTAGACGGTTGCAAGAAGCGTGGAACGATCACGCTGGTTTGTTTCAAATGAAAGTATTAGAAACAATGCCAGCAGATGTATCCGTGATTGAAAAGCGCGAGCGTGAGTTGTCTTGGATGAAGCATTACAGGGTGCAAGATTTGTTGCTAAACGAAAATGAACTATCGTTTAGACCCCCTGCGGATGCTCCAAAAAAGGCAGCGGCGGCACGAGTAGCCAATGGTTACCGTCCTAGCGCGGAAAGCAACTTGAAACGTAGATTGGCGCAGCTTGGAAAGCCGAAAGGCCACGGTGCAAAAATTAGCGCCACCAAGCAAGCGAAAAACTTACGATGAGATAGTCTGCTCTGCATGGAAGAAAACATGCAGGAGCTTCGGATAAAGAGCCGAGGACATGAACAAAAAGGACAAACAACAACGCCCTGCTGCGCCGACTGAAGGAACGCGGAAACGTCAAGACCTTCTCAGGCGGTAACGTAATCTTGCAAGAGATTATGTATAACGACAGCGCCACCAACAACACCAATAGCTACAGCGGCTATGAAGTGCTGAACGTGTCCCAAAACAGCCCGATCTCTGCGGCGCAGTTCTCAATCACCCAGTACGCTTCGGCAGTTTCGATCAGCGGCCTGGAAATGATTCAGAACAGCGGCAAAGAGGCGATCATCGACCTGCTGGACGGTCGAATGAACGTTGCTGAAGCGCAACTGGCTAACCGTATCAGCGGTGACCTGTATCTTGACGGTACTGGTAACGCTGGTAAGAACCTGACCGGTTTGGCTGCTGCTGTGCCTGATGCCCCGAGTTCGGGCACTTACGGCGGCATTGATCGTGCTACTTGGTCGTTTTGGCGTTCGGTGTCGTACTCCGGCGTGACCAATGGCGGCGCGGCTGTGACGGCTTCCAACATCCAGCAATACATGGATGCGGTTGCGGTTCAGTTGATCCGTGGAACGGACAAGCCTGATCTGATCGTGGCTGACAACAACTACTATCGTCTCTACCTGCAATCGCTGCAAGCGATCCAGCGGATTACCGATAGCGGTTCGTCGATGGCCGGTGCTGGCTTTGCCTCGCTGAAATACTTCGGCGCTGGTATGGCTTCGGACGTGGTGCTGGACGGTGGTATCGGTTCTGCCGCTACCGCTAACCATATGTGGTTCTTGAACACTAAGTACCTGATGTTCCGTCCGCACGCTGATCGTAACTTTGTTCCGATTGGTGGCGAGCGCCAAGCAGTCAACCAAGATGCAATCGTTAAGCTGATTGGTTGGGCCGGTAACTTGACTAGCAGCGGCCCGCAGTTCTGCGGCGTGCTGATTGCTTAAGGAGAAAACAACATGCCTACTTTCAGCGTAAGTAATACCGCAGGCGTTACCCTGACCAACGTGGATCAGACTTCGCAATTCACGACTGGTACGGTGGTCAACACTTCCGACGGCGGTCAAGCCGTGTACGTCCAAGCTCTGTCTGAAATCAGCACCTATGCGGCTGTCGCAGTCTATGACACGCAAAAGGCGCAGATGATGACCACGACGCTCGCAGCAACTTGCAAGCGCGTGGGTTTCGCTCAGACTTCCATCGCTTCGGGCTACTACGGTTGGGTGCAACTGGGCGGCAAGGTGCAAGTCAACCTGGCTGCTAACTGCGCTCCGAACGTCCCGCTCTACACCACCGCAACCGCTGGCGTGCTTGATGATGCTGTGGTTTCGGGTGGCGCGGTGTTTGGCCTTGTGGCTACCACTTCGATTTCCAACGCGACTGCGGTAACCTGCATTGCCGGTTATCCGCATATCGCTTCGGGCATCGCAGGTACTTAATGAATAAACTGGAAATTTCTGTGCAGGCTGCTGGTACGCCCGACGAAAATTCGGCTTACATCCGCTCTGCGCTTGCGCGGGGACTTCCGGAGCTACAACCCGCTCCCGCTCGGCACGATGGAACACTTGTGCTGGTCGGGAGCGGCCCTTCCATGCCTGAGTTCGTTGACGAGATACGTCAACAACGCGAACAAGGCAGGACGATCTGCGCTATCAAGGGCGCACACGATTTCCTATGCGACAACGGCATAGAACCTGATTTGTGGGTTGATCTTGACCCACGAGACAGGACTAACTGCATTCAGAAAAAGAACGATCACACGGTCTACATGGTGGCATCCCGATGCCCACCGGTGATGTTTGACTGGCTTGCTGACAAGAATGTGCTGCTTTGGCACTCATGGTCGCAAGACGCTGAATGCGAGGCAATAGGCAAAAGGCTTGCAGTAGGCGGTGGAACGTCTTCCGGCTTGCGGGCTATCAACATCGGTTACTTGCTAGGCTTCCGCAAGTTCATCCTGTACGGGAAGATCGACGTGAGCGCCTACTATAGCTATGGGTATGACGGGGCCCAGACCACACATTTCTCTTTCAGGGTACGTGCTCCCATCTTAAACAACGAGTTTGGAT